TTGACTGGGCAGATATCATTCGCAAGACTTTTTATGATGGTGGTGTTGATGAAATTATTTCTACTCGTCGTTTGGTTCATATTGCTAAAGCATACTCGATCTTCGGTGATCGTATGAAGGCGATTCAAATGTGTATCAATCGTTTCGACGATGACACTAAAGTTTCCTTCGCTGATCTTTATTCTAAGATTGACGCTGGTGTTATAGTAGAGGAATCTTCTGAAGAAGTTTCTTCTGAACCTGAACAAAAACTTGACTAAATAGGAAGTTTGCTTTATACTTGTATTATGAATTTATTATTATGGAGATATTATGGAACTGACGATTGAACTGAGCGAACTTCGCAAAAAGAAAATCTTCGTTGCCACACCAATGTATGGTGGGCAATGCCACGGAATGTATACTAAGTCAACTGCCGACCTCGCAAAGATGAGTCAAGCATATGACATCGATGTACGTTTCTTCTATCTGTTCAATGAATCGCTCATCACTCGTGCTAGAAATTACTGCGCAGATGAATTCGTTCGTTCAGATTTCACACATCTAATGTTCATTGATAGTGACATTGGATTCAATCCAGATGATGTACTCAGTCTTGCTGCACTAATGGATGAAAATGATCCTGATGGTAAGAAGATTGTTTGTGGTCCATATCCCAAGAAGACTATCGCATGGGAGAAGATCAAGCAGGCAGTTGATCGTGGATTCGCTGATAAAGATCCAAACAATCTACAGAAGTTTGTTGGTGACTATGTGTTCAATCCTGCTGAGGGTCAGACTACAGTAAAACTCAGCGACCCTGTTAAGGTGCTTGAAGGTGGCACTGGATTTATGATGATCACTAAGGATGCCTTCACTAAGTTTGATGAAGCATATCCTGACTATTCGTATCTCCCTGATCACGTAAGAACAAAACACTTTGATGGTTCGCGTGAGATCATGATGTACTTCCAAGCACTTATCGATCCTAAGACTAAACGATATCTCTCAGAGGACTATATGTTTTGCCAGTGGATGCGTGAGTGTGGTGTTGATACATGGTTATGCCCTTGGATGCAACTAGATCATACTGGTTCATATACCTTTGGCGGTTCTTTGGCAGACCTAGCGCAGATTGGTGCTACTGCTACTGCTGATCCTGATAAGATAGGAAAGGAAAAACGCAAGTGAGTGAATACAAATATAATGAAGCAGAACTAGTACAACAGTTGATGAATTACATCGACAATACCTATGATCAACACTACAGCAAGAATAAATTCCAAGCATCGGAGTTTATTTTTGATGCTGGTCATGGAGCAGGATTTACCATTGGCAATATTATGAAGTATGCTCAAAGGTATGGCAACAAAGGTAGTAAAGAAGAAGCAAGAAAGGATCTAATGAAGATCTTACATTATGGAATTATGGCGTTGTATAATCATGACGCACAACATGGAGTAATAGATAATGAAAATCAGTGAACAAACCTTCAACGTGTTGAAGAACTTTTCTAGCATCAATCCTTCGATCTCAGTCAAAGCAGGTAACACACTGCGCACAGTATCTGAACAGAAAAACATTCTGGCACAAGTTACTGTTGCTGAGTCGTTTCCTAAAGACTTTGCAGTGTATGAGTTAAATCAACTGTTGGGTCTTGCTACTTTGTTTGAAGATGGTGAGTATGATTTTGGTGACAATGCGCTGACTATTAGTGAAGGTAAGAACTCCTCGAGTTACACCTACACTGATGCGTCTATGGTAACTGCGCCACCTGAAAAGGCAATCGAACTCCCATCAGTAGATGTTTCGTTTGATCTTGCTTGGGATGATCTCAAGAAGATTATTAATGCAGCAAATCAGTTGGGACTACCAGAGATTATGGTGAAGGGAAGTGGCGGAAAGATAACACTTGTTGCTACTGACAGCAAAAATCCAACATCTAATAAGTTCTCTCAAGATCTAGATCTAACAACTGATGCTGAGTTTGACTTCGTATTCAAAGTTGAGAACTTCAAGTTCATTCAGCAAGACTACAACGTATCAATCTCTCAAAGGGGTATCTCTCACTTCAAAGGTAACTCTGTTGAGTATTGGGTAGCAACTGAAGCAGGGAGCAAGTACAATGGTTAATCTCAACGAGGATATGGTAAAGGCGATGATATCAATAATTGATATGAGCGCAAAGGCAGGCGTGTTCGTTGGATCTAACATTACTGTTGCGGGACAAGTCAGAAGTGAACTTGAAAGAGTGTTACAAGAATCAGAAAAGGTAGATGAAAATGAGTAATGTGGTGATTCCTAGTGATGATGAGTCAAAGAAGCGTATTCGTAATGCGCTCGAAGAAATTTCTAACTCCATGACACGTATGGGTGCTGAACGTGATCTAATCAAAAACATTCTACAGGATGTTGAGGATGACACTCAGGTGCCAAAGAAATACATTCGTAAGATGGCAACTATTTTTCATAAGCAAAATCTTAACGAAGTCAAAGCAGAAAACGATGACGTTGAGACGCTATATGAGGCAGTAAATTCTTAATGTTAGAAGTATATAAATTATTTCCAACATCAGTTTTTAGAAAACAAAATGTATTTTCTAAAGAAGAACTAAAATTGATGTATGAATATTTAATTAATTTGAATACTGATCGTCATAAAGCTTTAGATGGTGATTCTAGCAGCAGTCATTTTCTTGAGAATTATCCTACCCTTGATTGTCTAACTGAGTTACAATCGAATGTAGTTCCTAACATAAAAAAAGTATTAAGTTATTACTTCGATTATTATGCAAAAACAATGGGAATAATAAAACTAAAGCTAGGTAATAGTTGGTTTAATATTCAAAATGAGGGTAGTTTGTTACGCGATCATATTCACGATGGATCTGTTGCCAGTATGGCATTGTATGTTAATACACCTAGTGGTAGCAGTCCAATAGTTTTTCAAAACCCTAATCTTACATCAGAGTTTAACAATACAGTTGAACAATACAATGAATATAACTGGACTAGATATGAATTTAATGTTAATGCTGGGGATCTAATCATATTTCCAAGTTGGTTGAAGCATGGTAGTGGATATCATAAAAATGATTCTTCTAATAGAATGGTCATTAGTGTGAATTCTAAATATGAATACGAATAAAACTGTAACAAGAAAACGCCACATTGCTAAGACTATCACTTGGCGTATAACTGGTACAATCGACACGATGCTTATCGGTTGGTTTGTAACTGGTAGTCTGGAAGTCGGAGCAATGATTGGCGGTATTGAAGTCGTAACTAAAATGATTCTATACTATGCTCACGAACGAGTATGGTACAATCATGTCAAATTTGGAGTAAAAGATAATGTTTGATAATCAAAAACCAACAGTAGAAATGTTGGGAAGGTGGCAACCGTGGCATGACGGACATACAGAGTTGTTCAGGCGATGTCTATCAATCACTGGGCAAGTATGTATTATGGTGCGTGACGTTGGTGGTGTCGTTGGACAGGACGCTGGTGGCGGTAGAACGGCAAAACAAGACGATAATCCATTTGTGTTTAAAGATGTAAAGCGAAGCATTATATCAGGATTGTTTGAAGCAGGGTTCACGCATAACGAGGACTACATAGTAATGCTAGTACCAAACATCGTTGATATCAGTTATGGTCGTGGTGTTGGATATACATTTACTGAACATGATCTTGGTAAAGAAGTGCATAATATCAGCGCAACTAAAATCAGAGAAGAAATGAGAAATAAAGGTATTCTATAATGGGAATGACAGTAACTCAAAAAGCATTGGCAAGAATCGAACAAGTCGATCCAACAGCGCATGCAGTTTTGTCAAGTTGTTTGGCATCCGCTTTTGGTGGAACACTTACTGTAAGTGGATTACAAGAAATATTAGATGAAGCAGGTGTACTGAAATCCGAAGATACTGATGTTGATTTTGTTATCGAAAGTATTGTTATGATAATAATGAGTGGTTGACTTTACATCGGATTGGTAGTAGAATAGATGTATTATGTGAATGGAGTATTATATTATGAGAGAACAATTTTTGTGGGTCGAGAAGTATCGACCAAAAAC